ATGTCAACATATTGTCTTAATATCTTACCATCATCTCTTAACTGTGGTTTACCAGTAGTTTCATTTATGATAACCATTTCTTTAACACTAGGTTTAGCATCTATTTTTTTAAGTTTTTCCATGTAAACTTTAGAAAGAAAATCTCCTCCATCAACAGCACCTAACATTTTTGCATATTCTTTTTCATCGGTAGTAAACAAATCACTATCCATTAAATTTGTAAAACTATTTTTTTTATCTGCTTGTGCTTTTAAAGCTAAATTTGTTTTATGATTATTTAGTTGTTTATTAATAGCAGTATCATAAGTTTGTGTTCCTGCATCTACACCAGCTTTCATAATCATTGCTGGATTAATATTTTCTGATGCTGGACGAGGACCAGATAAAGCCATCATACTTAAACCTGCATCTAATAAACCTCTCCCTCTTGCTTTTTTAACATTATCAATACCTAATAAATTCGCCATTTGATTATTTTGTAAATCGGGCATCATCATATTTAAAACTTTATCCATTGCTCCCATTTACATTGCACCTAATCCACCAAGTAAAGCACCACCCATTAAGTATGGATTAGCTGAACCTGTTGCACCAAGCATATCATAAATACCAGCACCACTAGACGCACCACCTAATAAACCCATAATAGGATTTTTTGATAATGGTGTAATTGTACTTGATGTTGTTCCAAAGGGTGAACCAACACTTGCTTGGTATTCTCGTAACTTTGTATATGGTTTCTGATTTTCGAATTCCCATCTGGCAATATTATCCTGTAGCATCCGTTGAGATAATTCTTCCCGTGCATTTCCTACTGTTTGTAATTTAGATATATCTCCATAATCCATTTCACCTAGTTGCGGTGCTTTCGTGGACATTGAATCTTGTATTCCTCTTTCTCTAGCGTAGTTATCTGCATAAACTTTATCTGCAAGATTTCCTAATTGGTCAGTCATTACACCTGCGTGTGAACCACTACCGTATCGTCCTGCTTGGGCAAAATTTGAATTTACACCAGCTTGTATTTTTCCCGACATATTAGAAAATAAATTATTAAGATGAGTATTTTTAGTAGGGTCTAAATAATTACCTTGCATAACATCATTAGCGTAATTTTGAGAACTACCTAATAATTGATTTCCTTGTAAGGCTCTTGCTTTAGCTAATTGTAATGCTTGTTCTGTTTCACCAGCAAAAGGGACATAAGTATCACCAGAATAATAATTAGGAGTATTGGCGTTAAACAATTCTTCCGCCCTTTCAAATCCTTTCGTGATGTAAGGTTGTTGGACCTTCCACGGCTCTGTTATATTCTGTGTTGTTTGTTGTCCTGCACTTTTACTCATATTTTAATTCCTTTGTCATAACAATATGTTTTGATTCATAATCTTTCATTTTTTTAATCCATCCTTTGCGTCCAACTAATTCGATACGCTTAACATCATTAGCAACGGCCCAAGTTTCTACTTGTCTTGTTAAATCATCCAGCCATGCATCAACATTTTCACCACCAGCTAAAAACCAACGGCATACTCTGTATTGAGGATAATCTATTAATTGAGTTAAGACAGATGACTCTACTTTGTCAGTCCAACTTATCCATAATTGCATTTCTTTATTAAGAACAGCATCTAATAAATTTTTTCCACTATAAGAATTATTATCATACATAATCCCTTTTAATAATAGTGGTTCTACTTGCTCCCATATTGCAATAGCGTTCTGCGGAGGAACATAAGATACTATTCTAACCGATGATGATGTACTTGTATGTTTTGTCTGTTTGTCCATTGTTCGCATGTGTTAAGGTTGCTGTTTGTTTACCCTGCGATGAAACATATAAACTCGTTATTCCTGCCGAAGCGTTTGCTGTTGTTGGCATAAAAGAAATAACACTGTCAATTCCTAATCGTCTATCTGCTAAAGTAGATGTAGTAGCACTAGCGGTTAAGGTTATTGACCCTGTTGAGTTTAACTTTCCATCTAAGGAGTTGTTAAGAACAATGGCTATTTGTCGTCTGTGTTCGTCTGCCATGGGATTGACAATTGGTGCTACAGGAAATTGATTAGGCATTATCTTTTGCCTTCGGGCCTTGCATCAATATCAACACCCTGCATGTTAATAAAGTTACCATCAACAATTACTCTTAATCGATGATAGCGTGAATTAGTTCTCATAGGACAGTCACCAGAAGATTTTAAGGTAACGGCTGTTCCTATTGTTATAGCATCTGCTTGACTGGACCTTGATAAAGGTGTCACAGTAATTGTAGTGTTTTCTCCGTTAGCATCTACTATCGGTCTAGCATTAATTAATGTTGATCGTTTATTTTCAGCACCTTCAAATTCTGTTGTATCAATTGTAGCAGTCATAGAACCACCTAAGAATTTACCAAATTTATGATCTTCACTACATCCTGCAAGAGATAAAATACCTTCATCCCATGCAAAACTATCTAAACTATATTGTAAGTCATCAACTGACCCTAATACATCTAAACTCTCTAAAGTTGCAAATGCTTCTTGGGAAGCTGTTGCAATAAATTCTAAAGATAATCCAGAACATGTAGACCATGAGTCAGTTGCATAATTATAAACTAGCATTTTATTATTAACCGTTGATGCACCAGATGAATTAGCACCACGATAAGACCAACATACAATAGAGTTATTACTATCTACGGCTGAACATATTCCCTCAAAATTTGAGGATAAATCTTTAAAAAAATATTCATTCACTTTTCCCATTCCGATGGGTTTTAATTCTGTACCATTAGTTAATTTATAAAAACCGTCTTGGCTGAGAAAATAAATTTCATTTCCAAAACTACAAATTGTCCTTGGTTGAAAACATCCTATGTCTGCCACCTTATCTATTTGAAAAATTAAAGGTGTTCCTACAAATGATGCTCTATAAATTGCTCTATCTGTCAAAATTACGCCAAAACTCTCACCGCCTACTATTCCCATGATTACACCACTATCGGGTAAATCTTGAAAGTCTGACATCGTTGTTTGTGATGCGGTCCAAGTTGTTGGGTCGTTTATTCCACTCCACCTAATTCTGTTTGCGTAAACTGTACTACTTTCTGTTAAATAACCAGCAAAAACAAATTCTCTTATTGTTGCAACATATTTAGCTTTTAATGATACTAAATCAGCAAAAGCAGAAGATGTTCCTTCTACAAATGATTGCATATTATCAGCACCGTTAGTTGCTACTATTCTTTTTCCAAATTGTGTAAAATCCCAAAAGTCACGGCTTTTTTCAGTTGTTGTATTATTGTAACCGCCACCTTTACTTTTATCAATAAAAACTAAACTGTTGTTCATTTGATAGAGTTTCGTAGAGTCACCAGCGTAGTTAGTTGTTCCTGTGCCACTTAATTGCGTATGTAATCCTACACATGCTGTAGTTAAAGCTGTTGATGTTAATTCTTTAAATGATGGAAAACTTTTATATCCTTTAGGTAAAGGAATAACATTATCCACTTTCATACTACCTTTATTTTGAAAAGATGGCATGTCAGACATTAACTGACCAAATTCTATCATGCGACTGATTTAGCCGTCATCTGTAAAGGTCCAGAAGAATGTCGTCCTGCATCATCAGATGTATTAGCTATTGCTACTGCTTGTTTATATAATTCGGCCCATACACCAAGTCGTTCATCCTGCATCAAGAAAGGAGAACTCTCTAATAATGTCGAATATAAATAAATATCGGGATGCTCGTCAAGTATTCCATTAGATGTATTACTATCACTTAATGCTGTTGGTTTAGAATAATACGCCCATTCAATTTCATAACTACTATCGGGAGTTGGACCAAAATATAATTTGTCTTTTATGATTGTATAATAAACTGGTTCACCACTTGAATGACCACCATAATTTCTTTTTAATTCAAAAGGTGACATGTATCGTAAAATTACATTAGGTGTTGTATTTAAACAAACATATCTAAACTCAATGAAATTAGTAGGCAAGGAGATATAGTTAGTTCCGCCTGTTGCTGTTGCTGTTGCTACATTCTCCATTGTTCGTAATCGTAAATCTCTACCATGTCTAGCTTCCGCTAAAGCAATAAAGTCTGGGATGTTAGTAGTAAGATCATCACGATTGAGATAATTCGCTATAGTAATTTTTAAGTTAGCGAAAGTGTCTAATGCCATTTATATTTCTCCGTAGTGTGTTCTAAAATATTGAAATTCGTTACTGTTTAATTTTTGTTTTATTTTTGGCCAATCATTTTTATCAAAGAAATTAATTCCTTCCTTACGCCATTGGTCAATGACTATACGAGGAATACATGCCACATGTTTCATTACATCATTACTTTGGTCAATGTGATTGCGTTCTATTTTATTCATTTTTAAAATAGGCTCCACATCCTGCGTTTGATAAATAACAGATTTATCTTCCGCTTCATCATAATGAAAGAATTGTTGCACATCGGATGGATTAAAGGCTTGGTTAAATTTAGTAAAATTTGGCATATTTCCTTGGTTTTCTGCGGTTTTTTAATTATTTTAATTATTTAGTTGACATATAACAGCGTTATACCCTATAACAGTGTTATGAATGAATATACAAAAAAATTAAAAAATTTAACAAAACAATTAGGTATTGCTAAATTAAAATGTAGTGTTGAAACTAATCATTCTGGCGAATGGTTAGGTGCTACAAGTGAAGGATTATATCTTTCAGAAGAAGAAATTAATATTTATGAAAATAAAATTAATATAATTTATTCTGAAATAATT